CACAGTTATACAACTTAATAGAGAAAGGTCAAGAAACTCTTAATGGTATAATGGATGTAGCAAATGAATCTGGATCTCCTAGAGCATATGAAGTAGCAGGACAAGTATTAAAGTCTACTGCTGACATTGCAGACAAACTAATGGATCTACAAAAAAAGGTAAAAGAAATTGACGAAACTAAAAATAAAACTACAAATAATGTTACTAATAATGCTATATTCACTGGTAGCACTGCGGAGCTTCAAAAACTCATTAAACAAGGATTTTTAGATACTAAATAAAGCTAGAATACAAAACTCTATGGCAGAAGAATCAAAGAGTATTCTTGGTAAAATCAAGGACAAAGTGCTTCCTGATGAAGATGAACAAGCTGCTATTATTAGTACATTTGTTCGCCTAGGTGTATTGATTTGGTCTGGTGGAATCTTGACATTAAATTATGTTGCCTTACCAGGCGTACCACAACAAAAAATAGATCCAACTTTCATAGCTTCGGTTTTTACTGGGGTGCTAGCTAGCTTCGGAATCCAAACCGCATCTAAGAAAGGTGATGGTACTATGAAAATGACAGGCGGGGGCAGTGGTCCTGGCGGTCAAATATCTAAGGATGATATGGAAAGGTTGATTGAGAAAGCAACTCAAGCAGCACCTGCACAAACAATTAGAATTGAGCAAGCACCATTGGTGTTAAATCCAGTTCCTCCTACTGACAAAAAACAATCTTAAATTAAAATCATGCAAAAACTTGTTAATCTTATCGCTCTTGGCAGTGGTATAGTGTCTCTATCAGTCGTTGGACTTGGTGGCTATGTTTATCTTAGAAAAGATGCTATAATAGAAGATGTAAAAAGTAAGGTAATTGAATCTGTTTTACCTAGTTTACCTCTACCTGGTTTACCTGGCGGAGCTGGAGCAAAAGGCACTGGAGGATTAGGAGGAATAGAACTACCTAAGTTCTAATGTTCAGTTATAATGTAGTTTCGCCACCCGTTTCTGGATGGTTGGAAGTCTCTTTAGATCCAGAGGTAATAGACTACCTCTGGGAAATTGAGAGAGTGTCAAACACATCCGTAAAAAACACACTGGCAGGTAATATAACAGAAAGTAAAAATCTCATCGACAAAGATGATTGGTTTTTTAAAAATGTATTACTTGATTGTGCTAGAAATTACAAACAAGAATTTCCATATACAATTAAAAAACCAGATACAATATCTGATGGAAATTTAGTATTGAATGGGTTCTGGGTAAACTATCAGAGACAACATGAATTTAATCCCATGCATGATCATGGTGGTGCATATTCATTTGTTATCTGGTTAACTATTCCTACACAATCTCAGGAGCAACACAACTTAGCATTCCTAAAAGGAATGAATAATGCTTGTGCTTCTAATTTTGAAATGGCATACCTCAACACAACAGGTGAGCTAAAACATTATCCATATTATATGGATCCCGACAAAGAAGGAAAAATGTTATTTTTTCCATCAACCATGAAACATGCAGTGCACCCGTTTTATGATTGTGAAAAAGAAAGGATCTCTATATCTGGTAACTTATATTATACATAGTAAGTCTATTTTAATCACATGCAACTTTCAGACAAAACTCAACAACTTGTAGATAATTTTGCCAAGTGGGATAAGAAAAAAATCGCTTGGTTTCAGAAAAAATTTAATCTAACTGATTATCAAATAAATTGGATCGCTTTCCTTAAAGGTTTTATTATTGGTGCAATCATTCTTTAATGAATACAATTGATACGGTAACTGTCAAAAAAGAGTTACCAATTTTTAGTGTTGTTTTACCTGAGTTAGATATTGCTGAGGTAATAGAAGATTATAAAAAATTATATCCAGAAGATTATAATAAACAATTACCAAACGCACCCGTAAGATCTTCGTGGAGAAGTAATATGTGGGCGATGGATTATCCTAAGTTGCAATCTTTTGTTAGCATAGTTACAAAGGTATGCGAAACAATTGGTCGTGATTATTTTCACATGAGATCAGATACAAGATTTGAATGTAATAATTTGTGGATGATGAAATATAAAAAAGGTGATTTTGCAAAACCTCATAACCATTTTCCAAACGATTTATCATGTGTTTACTATGCTAAGGTAGATAAAGATTGTGCACCTATAATTTTTGAAAATGATATAGAAATAAAACCAAAGAAAAATTTATTAATTATTTTTCCTTCTTTGCTCTTACATGAAGTTCCATTAACAAATGGTCAGAGGACTGCAATATCAATGAATTTCAGAGCAAATTAAGTCGATACATAATAATAGTTAATAGTAATCATTAGCGTATGTTATCGACTCAGTATCGTCTTCGTCTTGAAGGTATTTGTAAAGCAATCGCTGCAGGACAAGAAGTAGATCTAACAGACATGATCTGGGCGGAAAAATTATCTAAAGCAAATACAAGTGCTAGAGGTATGTTACAAAAAGCAAGAAGAATGAGTACGGATCCTACAGATTCTTTTCTGAATAACTTGAATATTGGTGACCCCGATTCAAGTAATCATAAAAGGGGTTTCGGATCACCAGAGGACATAGCAGATTGGTTTCACCAAGATCGCAGTGATGACTGGAGGCAAAGAGATTGATTGTCCATAGCGTCAACATTATGGTGCTTATCCTAGTGATAGCAGTAACTGTGGTTATTGCATATATAATGAAGATGGCATATGACGAAATGGATGGCTGATCAAGATGTATATCTTGGTAATCCGAATCTAAAAAAAGCAAATACAACAACTGAGTTTACTGCAAAACAGATTCAAGAATTTATCAAGTGTAAAAAAGATCCAATATATTTTGCAAAGAACTATATTAAGATAGTTTCTTTGGACTTGGGTTTGACTGGATTCAATATGTATGATTTTCAAGAGAAGTTAATCAGGAATTTTCATGAGTCTAGATTCAACATCTGCAAGATGCCCCGACAAACGGGGAAGTCAACAACTGCGGTTGCTTATCTTTTGCATTATATTGTTTTCAACGATAGTGTTAATGTGGGGATCCTTGCTAATAAGGCTGCAACCGCTAGGGAACTATTAGGTAGATTACAGACTGCCTACGAGAACTTGCCAAAATGGATGCAGCAAGGTATATTGTCATGGAACAAAGGATCAATGGAGTTAGAAAATGGATCTAAAATACTTGCAGCATCTACCTCTGCATCTGCAGTTAGAGGTATGTCTTTCAACATTATTTTTCTGGATGAGTTTGCCTTTGTACCTAATCATATTGCTGAGGCATTCTTCAGCTCAGTATATCCTACTATCACTTCTGGTAAATCAACAAAAGTCATAATGGTTTCTACCCCATGTGGTATGAATCATTTTTATAGGTATTGGCACGACGCACAAAGAGGGAAAAACGAATATACTGCAACTGAGGTTCACTGGTCTGAAGTGCCAGGTAGAGATGAGGCATGGAAAGAACAAACTATAAAAAACACTTCAGAACAACAATTCAAAGTTGAGTTTGAATGTGAGTTCTTAGGATCTGTTGACACTTTGATAAGTGTAACTAAACTTAGAAACCTTGTATTTGAAGATCCTTTAATCAATAACCATAAAGGGTTACTAGTATACGAACATCCTGTCAAAGGTAATGATTATATTATTACTGTGGATACTGCTAGAGGAATTGATCATGACTCATCAGCGTTTATAGTATTTGATATAACGACATATCCATATAAAACTGTAGCAAGATATAAGAACAGCGAAATAAAACCTATGCTGTTTCCTAATATTATACACGATACTGCAAGAGCATACAATGAGGCATATGTTCTAGTAGAAATTAATGACATAGGAGAACAGGTTGCAAGTATCATGCAATATGATTTGGAGTATGAGAATATGTTAATGTGTGCTATGAGAGGTAGAAATGGTCAACAAGTAGGATCAGGGTTCTCTGGTAGCAAAACACAAATGGGTGTCAGAATGACACAGGCAGTCAAAAAGTTAGGATGTTCTAACTTGAAAACTTTGATGGAAGATGATAAAATAGTAACAAATGATTACGATATCATTGCTGAACTTACCACCTTTGTTCAGAAGAAACAATCATGGGAGGCAGAAGATGGTTGCCATGATGACCTTGCTATGTGTCTCGTTATCTTTGCATGGTTAGTTGCACAAGATTATTTTAAAGAGATGACAGATACGGATGTTCGTAAGAGGATCTATGAAGAGCAAAAGAATCAAATTGAGCAAGACATGGCTCCATTCGGTTTTATATTGGATGGTGTTGATGACGATGATGAGTTTGTTGATGAATCTGGAGACAGGTGGTTTAAAGCAGATGAATATGGTGATCGGTCTTACATGTGGGAGTACAGATGAAGGTAGTTCTTGTTAGTGGTGGATTTGATCCGATTCACAGTGGACACATTGCACACTTTAAAGCAGCAAAAGAATTAGGAGATATCTTGATTGTAGGTTGCAATTCTGATCAGTGGTTAACTAGAAAGAAAGGAAAACCTTTTATGCCAATCAGAGAAAGAATGTGTATTATAAGAGAGTTGGCATGTGTAGATAGTGTTGTAAGATTCAATGATGATACAGATAGTTCTATAGATCTTATAAACAAAACATTAGTATTATTTGACAATGTTATATTTGCAAATGGTGGTGATCGCACAAAAGATAATATTCCAGAGATGGATGCTTTTGATAAAGATCCTAGAGTTTCATTTGCATTTGGTGTTGGAGGTGACGACAAAAAAAACTCTAGTAGTTGGATCCTATCACAATGGACATAGAATCTCAGTTTAGTCATAGTGACTTATTACTGACAGAAAGAAAGTGTAGAATATGTAAGATAACAAAAAATTTAATAGAAGATTATTATATCACACACAAAAATA